ACTTTTGAAAATCAATCGAGATTTTCCTAAAAATTTGACCTTTATTTTGTCCATGGACAAAGGAGAAGTATCCTTGACTATTGAGAAAAATAGTGACATGGTTTGTCTTGTTCAATTACATGAAATGATGTCTGCGTCCGTTTTAGAAAACTGGATTTTGGAATCAGTCAATGCTATTGTCAAAGAAATCAATCAGTTTTTAGAACCTTCTGGATTTCAATTCTTGTCTTTTCCTGGTTTTCAAGATATTTCTCTTATTCAAATTATTCAAAGTAGTTATTGGTTTAATGTTGTACCAGAAATCAAAAACATTTCTTTACAGGATTCAATCATTTATTTGAAACCTGCTTTTTCTGTCATGTCTTTTTCTGTTGATGAATACGAATTATATTTGAAACGAATTTCAGAATATCAAATAGAAAATGAAATTATTGAAAAATTTCGTTTATTAAATTCCAATAAACAACCAGTTAATAAAATAATCAAAGAATTAAGTAAAACATATTCTGCTAAATTGGTCAAAGAAGTTGTTGAAAATTATCAAAAACAAATTGAAAAAAAACAATGGAATGTTTTACAAAATGTTCAAGTTCACATTTTTATAAATAACGGATCTATCCGATTTCATACCGAAAATATTACTAATTTGGCATTATTAGACCGCTTGAAAAAATACTTTATTTATTTTCTTTACATGGGCGGATATTTCCCTTTTCCTGGAAAAAAAATATCTTTGAAAGAATTTCAAGATTTATCTTACACAATTCCATCACAACAACAAATAGTGGAAATAACATCAAACCAAGACAATGTAGATGTAGATGCAAATGATGATCCTAATCAAAGTGATGTTGAATCCGAACAAAGTTCCATTCATTCAAAACAAGATATTGAATCAGAAGATTCATCAGAGGATTCATCAGATGATTCATCAGAGGATTCATCAGAAGATTCATCAGAGGATTCATCAGAGGATTCATCAGAGGATTCATCAGACGATTCATCAGATGATTCATCCGAGTCAGAAAAGGAAAATGAAAAGAAAGAGGAAGAAGATGAGTCAGAAAAGGAAGAAGATGAGTCAGAAAAGGAAGATGAAAAGGAAGAGGAAGAAGAATCAGATGAAAATGACAATGATTCTTTTATGTTTTTTGATGAAGACGATGATAAGGATGATGAAGAGGAAGAGGAAGATAAGAAACAAGAAAAAGTTGGAGGAAAAGGATTAGCAACCGCTTTTTTGAATCGTTTGCAAGATAGGGACAAGGAATTGTTTAAAGAAAAAGTGACACAAGGAAAACCTTATTCAAGAATGTGTCCAGGGCATGAATCTAGATATCCAGTTGCATTGAGTGAAGAAGAAAAAAAAGAGATTGATACAAAGGATGAATCGTTTGGTTCTACTTCTTATCAAGATCCTTTGAAATATGGGAATAATTGGTATATTTGTCCAAGATATTGGAATTTTCGAGAAAATCGAAGTATGACAGAAAAAGAATTCCAACAAAATCCTCAATTAAAAAATCATTTGATTCAAAATGATAAAAAAGATGATCAACATTTTATTTATGAATTTAATAAAGGAAAACGATTTGTCAATGGACAATACAAAGAACATTATCCAGGTTTTGTAGGAGATAAATCTAAAAACGGTGTTTGTTTACCATGTTGTTTTGCCGAAAAATCAGAATCTTTAAAGAAAAAAATTCAAACCTGTCAAGCTACACAACAACAACAATCGCAACAAAAACAATCGCAACAAAAACAACAAAAAGGAGAAGATAGAACCAATGTACATTATATTTTAGAATCTTATCCATTACCAGAATATCGTTGGGGATATTTACCTATACCTTTACAGCTGTTGATTAAACATCATTCTAAAAAAACAACACACAAAGAATCCTTGTTACGCTACGGTGTACAAAATGTACCACAACAATCCTTTCTTGCCTGTCTTGCAGATTTATACTCAAGCATTCATGAAACAGACCGCATTCCTGTCGAAGATATGCGTTATATTTTAGCCGAAAACATTTCCTTGGACGATTTTGTTCAAGCTCAAAATGGACATTTAATCGGAACCTTTCAACCCAATCGGGATATTCGAGTCAAATTAAATCTGTATACAAACACGAAATTTTATCAATCGATTGATTTACAAAACGAAGTTCAAAAAACATTCTTGACAGAAATTATTCGCTCTTTTGAAACATTTAAAAAACATTTAATCCATTCTCATTCTATTGTTGATTATGAATATTGTTGGGATTTTTTAGTCGCTGCTCATGAAAAAATCATACCGAGCGGTCTGAATTTAGTAATTGTGCAAGTACAGTCGGGTGTGGATGATAAAGTCGGAGTTGTATGTCCGACCAATATGTATTCTGATTATCCTGTATATGATGAAAAAAAGCCGACTTGGTTGTTATTGGAACATACGGCAGTTGGTGCCAAAGAATCATATTTTGAGCCTATTTATTTAAAAAAAACAGACATGGTTCGAATGTTTAACCATACCCAAGTAAAAACTTTTATGCCATTTATGGATGAATTAGTGAAAAAAATAAAGGAGAATTGTACACCGTCCAAAGATTATTCTGTTTGGTTGGCATCCAACATTATAGAAAAAACAAAAAAAGATTATATTTTACAACATCAAATTGTAAATCATCATGGTCGTGTTATTGGTCTTGTACTACAAGATAAACAATCCACAAAAAACATTTATGTTCCATGTTTGGCAAGTGCTCCATCCTCTGATTTGAATATAACTCAATTAACACCTGAAATTCGAAAAAGTATTTCCAAAACTTTTCATGAAACAGTTAGTGATTGGATTACTTTACAAGCAAGGACTGATATCCCAGGAATTAATCCGTCTCATTTTGCAACTCCTCCAACAGGAAAAGATTCGAATCAAATAGTGTATGGATTATTAACATCTTATAATGGGTTTTGTCCGATTCATCCTTCCGTTTTTATAAATGATATTGCTAAATATGAAAATATGACTATGCAACAAATTCAAAGTAGATTGTTGAAAATAAGTGATCCTATGATTGTTGAAATGAGCCAAGAAACAGACAATAAAATGACGGAACAATTAGATGCGGTTGGTTTAGAAACATTGTTTTATAAAACTTTTCAATATAGTATACGCGAATTATTAAATGATTGGAATAATGAAAAATACAAGAAAAGTTTATTGAAATGGATACAAACAACAGAAAAAACATTGGACCAAAAACGAAATCAAGTAGCTATTATTTTAAAACATGTAGGATTTGGGAAAATTATATTTAATGACATTAGTAAAGAAGTTTTACTTTATTTACAAAAACAAAGATTAATGAATTCACATTTAGTTTTATCTCGTAATAACAAAGGAAAAACCATTTTACCAAAACGAAATTTAAAAGATTCCTCATTGGACAATGAAAAATGGTATTATGAACAAATGAGTGATTCCTTGATTCGAAATATGGCTATTCGAAATATCATGCTACAACCTTTTGAATTTTATAATCTTGTCAATACACAAGAATTTTTAATCAACAAGAATGAAATTTTATTATCTGAAACAGATATTCAAGAAATGTAGAGAAAGGAATGTGTTTTAGAAGGAATGTTTTCGAAATTTTTTCGCAAGTGTCTTTACAGAGTTTTATTATTGCGGAGCTTCGATTTTCGAAAGGAAATCCGTTTTCTGAAATGGAAACCCTGTAAAGACAAAATCAAGGGAAAAGTTTCCGATAATATTTTTAGAAAATTGATTAATGCGTTAATTTTTTAAAAAAAAATGTGAGTTTTAAATATAAATGAGTTTGATTGATTTAGTAGACAATTCACGAACAGATAAAAACACTATCCATTCTTATTTAGATTTATATCAATCGTTGTTATTCAAAAAACGATACACAGCAAAAAATGTGTTAGAAGTAGGTATCTTGTGTGGAGGTAGTATCCAATTATGGAATGATTTTTTTGTGAATGCTCAAATTTATGCATTAGATATTATTCCTATTGAAAATATTTGGGAAGGAATTCGAAACAAGGACAGAATTAAAATATGTGCTTCAACAGATGCTTATAATGCAGAATTTGTTATAAAGGAATTTGTCGACAAAAATATTAAGTTTGATTTTCTGTTAGATGATGGTCCTCATTCTTTAGAAAGTATGCAAAAGTTTATAGAATTATATACACCTTTAATGACAAATGATGGCATTTTAATCATAGAAGATGTCCAAAATTGGGATTGGATTGCATTATTGACAAATGTTGTTCCAGAGGAATTAAAACCCTTTGTTAAAGTTTATGATTTGAGAGCAAATAAAAATCGTTATGATGACATTGTTTTTACAATCGATAAAACAAATTGAGTTTTTGTTTTTTATGAAATTCAAATATGAATATCACCAATTAATTGCTCTTAAAGATTCAGAAGTTTTTGAGGTTTTAACCAGTCATGATGATAAAGACAGTTATCGTATTTATAAGGGAAACTAGTTTGAATAATTGAAAAATGTTAAAACATTTGTAAAAAAAATATTTTTGGAAAATTGATTTATATTTTGTTTATGACTAAACATAAACAAAATATTAAGAATATAAGAATAACAAAATGGTCAAAATATTGTCGAGTGAAATCTTCCAAGGTGAATTTATATCTGAATTGAATCGATTTTCTTTCCCACTAAGTGCTTTCCAACAAAATGCCATACAAGGAATTGTAGAAGGCAAACATGTTCTGGTCACAGCACCAACTGGTTCTGGCAAAACATTGCCAGCCGAGTTTGCCATTGCTTACTTTACAGAACAAAATAAAAAAGTGATTTATACATCCCCTATAAAAGCACTTTCAAACCAAAAATTTTATGAATTTCAAAAAAAGTTCCCAGAAATTTCGTTTGGATTGATTACAGGGGATAATAAAATCAATCCAGCCGCACAAGTTTTATTAATGACAACAGAAATTCTCATGAATTCCCTCTTTTTATTAAAAGAAAATCAAACAAATCAAGTAAATCAAGTAAATGCTTTTCAAATGGATATTAAACAAGAATGTGCTTGTGTCATATTTGACGAAGTTCATTACATCAATGATGAACATCGTGGACATGTTTGGGAAAAGTCATTGATGATGTTATCGGCTGTATCGACCATTTGTATGGTCATGTTATCCGCAACAATGCATGAACCTATTCGATTCGCTAAATGGATTGAATCTTGTTCCGATATGCAACAAAAGCGTGAAGTCGTTGTTTGTTCTACTAATCATCGTGTAGTTCCTTTGGGACATTATTCTTTTGTCACAGCTACAGAAAGTTTGTTTAAAAAACTCAAGGACAAAGCTACAGAACAAGAATATCGGCGAGATATTCTAAATAAATTGTTACCTTTACAAGATGCTCAAGGTAAATTTCATGAAACAACCTTGTCCAAAGTTCAAAAAGTCCTTCATAGTCTAAAAATAAAACAAGTTGATATTCGTCGTAAATTTGTCATGAATCAATTATTGGAACATTTACGGGATAATGATATGTTACCAGCTTTGACATTTATTCTATCACGCAAACAAGTCGAATTATGTGCACAAGAAATTACCGCGAATCTTCTTCCTTTTGATAGTAAAATTCCATATGTCACCCGACAAGAATGCGAAAAAGTTTTACGCGATACTTTGCCAAACTGGCAAGAATATACCGTTTTACCAGAATATGACCGATTGGTCTCTCTTTTAGAAAAAGGGATCGGTATTCACCATTCAGGAATGATTCCGGTGTTTCGAGAAATGGTTGAGTTATGGATATCTCGTAAAGCCATTTCTTTATTGATTGCCACGGAAAGTTTTGCGATTGGTCTAGATTGTCCAATTAAAACAGTCATTTTCACGAGTTTTAACAAATTTGATGGAAGTCGAGAAAGATTATTGGAATCACATGAGTACAAACAGATGGCTGGTCGTGCAGGTCGTAGAGGTTTGGATAAGATTGGTTATGTGGTTCATTGTAGTAATTTGTTTTCACCTCTGTCTCCGATAGAATATCGTCAATTACTTGGTGGCAAACCTTTACCTTTTCATAGTAAACTAGTAATGGATAAATCTCTTGTATTGAAAATGATTTCACATGGACAAACGACCATGACAGAAATGTTGTCTTTTGTAGAAACAAGTTATGGAAATAAAACTTTACAAGACCAATTGAATCAAGAACAACAACAATTGTTAATTATGAAAGAAAAATGGCAACAAGAAAAAAATTATGTTGAAAAACTGGGAACACCATGGAATGAATGTTTAGAAGCGTGTCAAATGTTGAAAGGAATGTCCATGGCCACACATAAAAAACAAAAAGAATGGCAAAAAACCATGGACAAAGCTCGACAAGATTATAAAACTTTTGATGCCGATGTTCATCGTGTGTCTCAATTTTTAGATTTGGAACAACAAATTGTACAGGAATCTAACCATATTTTGGCAGGAAAAGAATGGTGGAAGAATGATTTACAAGAAACTTTACAGGTGTTGCAACAAAAAGGTGCCGTTATCTTAAATTCACAAGACCAACAAGACCATCAAAATCCACAAAAAGAATGGCGGTTGACTCCTTTAGGAGAACGAGCTGCATCGTTTCAAGAAGTCGACGGTTTGATGATGGCCGAATGGATAGAAACCAATTCATGGTTTCAAGACATTGATATTTATCATTTAGTTGGATTGTTGGCTATTCTATGTTGGGAACAAGCTCCGACCTTTACAGCTACAGAAGAATGTGCCAACAACACACAAGATAATGTCTTTCTCGATTATGTTCAATATTGGATAGATGAAAAAGTGGCTGCAGACAAATCGACATTATTATCCTTGGCAGGCCCTTTGATGGAATGGTGCGATTGTAACAATCAAGAAGAATGCCGGCTCTTTCTACAAAAACGCATGATTGAAGAAAGAAATATTTCCATTGGTGATTTCGTCAAAATTGTCCTGAAAATGATGGCCATCCGAAAAGAATGGGAACGCGTGGCCGAAAAAGAAGAACAAGTATCGTTTTTACACAAATTATCTCAAGTTGATGCTCTTATTTGTAAATATGTCGCAACCTGCCAAAGTTTATACTTGTAAATTATTTTATGCGTTCATTTCTATAAAAATATTTTTTTGGCCAAATGGCACTTTTTTGCCGCAGACCGCGAGGGACAATTCTTTAGGAAAAATCGAATGTCGGCGTTCCGCAAAGATAAAACCCTGTAAAGACACTTACGACAAATTTCGAGAACATTTTATTAGGATGAGGGTTATGGGGGAAACCTAGGTTTCCCCCACTTAGAGGATATTTTATTAGGATGGGGGTTATGGGGGAAACCTAGGTTTCACCCACTTCGAGAACATTTTATTAGGATGGGGGTTATGGGGGAAACCTAGGTTCCCCCCACCAATCAAGTTAAAGATACTATTTCAAGGCGTATCATCCATGTTGTCCATTGTTGTAGATGAACGAGAACGAGGTTTATGGGAAGCATTATTACCATTTGAATCCGCATTGGATTCTTTTGTTTTGTCTAAACAGGTATTGCCTTTGGGTGATGTAGTCATAAAAAGACAAGAAGAAAATTTGATTTTATTGGAACGAAAATCAATTTCGGATTTATTGGCGAGTATTCAAGATGGTCGATACAAAGAACAATCGCAACGATTAACACACGCTTCTGGAATGGATTTACACAATATTGTTTATTTAATAGAGGGACCGATTGGGGCATTACCACCTTCACAAAAACAAAAAGTGTATTCTTCCATGACTTCGATTTTGTATTTCAAGAGGTTTTCTGTGATGCGAACTTTTTCTGTACAAGAAAGTGCTGAATGGATTGCTCGTATGACAGACAAGATATTTCGTGAAGCAAATAAATCTCCAAGTCAATGTCAGGTTCAATCTATGCCAACAACAATGACTGCCATACGAAAAAACAATATTACCAAAGATAATATAGGAGAAATATTATTGGTACAAATTCCAGGGATATCCAAAGTGACAGCAAAAGCTTTATTGGATAATTTTCAAGGAAG